TGTTAAGATAGATAAACATCAATGTTGAAATAAATCAACATCAGACTATGCCAGCAACGTGCCTGGTCAAGCTCTGTACGAGTGCGTACTCTGTCCAGTACATTCCCATGTGACCAGATGGAACGTTGAATATTAGCGCAATAATGCACATATTAGGCATGTAATAGCACATAAACAAGGCTATGTTAAGGCATGAGCAGAGCATAAGATTGATTGATTATTAAGCATTCTTTTCCCCCAAAACTGATCCAAGCCCCCCACCCGGGTCGACTTCTGGAGTCTCAGATACCTCTTAAAATCTCAATGTGAAATTTGGAATGTCACTATATGATATATGTTATAGACAGTTGATTATGTTTTTCGTGGAGAAAAGAATGGAAATTGATATTGTGGGGTTTAAGGAGAGGGAGATTAGGTTGAGGAATGAGTTTATAGTTATCGGGGATTGTTATAAGAGGGGAACGGCTACCCGGGATGAATTTCTTAGTGCGCATGCTGACTGGTGTGAGGCGAAGGGAATTTGCAGGCTAATGGAGCGGGTTAAGGGGATAGGATAGGGTGGGAGAGGAATTGGATGGCGATATATCTGGAGTAATTCGGTGGGATAGCCTGGCTTAGTTCATTCCCTGTCATCCATTGAATATTCATAGCGTCTCTTCGGTCTTGAGTGGTGAAGCAGGAAAAATCGAGAGAATCTCTTTTGCTTGAGCCGCCGCCATGACCATAGACGCCGATTGTATCAGGTATTCTTCTCCGTTGTGGATGTTGACCGCCGCCATAGACTCCGATAGCATTTCCTGACTTCTTATGATTGCATTTTGGCTGTAATACCGGAAAAGAGCATTCGAATATTCTATGCCGTCTCAATTGTGATCCTTGCTTAGTTTGAAGGTTGAACATTGAACCACAGAGTATAACAGTTATGTTTAGTGGGGCACCGACAACGTTTTCGATGCAGTAAGGGCGTCCGGATTCGATTAGTAGTTTTCTGGTTAGCGGTATCCAGTCCTGATGTTCGCGGTCCTGCCAGCGTCCTTTACGCATAATAGAATGCGCCTGGCATGGCGGAGATGCCCAGACGAAGTCAAACTGTCTTAGGAAGTCCGGCTCAAGTAATCCCACGTTGGTTTGAATAAAAGTGTAGGGGTAGTGTTTCTGGGGGAATGCGTCTATTCCGGTTACTTCAAAGCCGGCGTCCGCGAGACCTTTACTGGCTCCGCCGGCTCCTGAAAATAAGTCAAGTGCTTTCATAATGCTCCTTTTACTGAAAGAGTGGTTTTTGTCCTTGTTCGATTTCGTTCATAATTGACGTTCCTCTACCATGGCTTCGAGCAGGATCATGTAGTTGATGATGTCACCGATTTTCTCTTTCCACTGCTGGAGAGGCATGTTCTTTTGCGGTAAGTCCTGGATAAAATCATCGAGGGCTACGATATGCTTGACTACAAGCCCCATAAGAGCTTCTTCTTGTGTTTTGTTACGGAAGGCTGCTATCTTCTTAAAGTTGCTCAGTCTATCACCACGTGCGTATTCAGCGGCTTTAGTTATGAGCAAGGCTTTGATTGTTTCGAGACGAGCTTCTACTAATTTGTTAAAATCGTTTGTGTTCATTGAAATAACGCTCCTTGTCCGGTTTCCTGTTCTGCCATTGATATTCCTGTCTCGGACTCTGCTATTCTCAATACGGCCTGATTATCGAGATAGTCCTTACTCAACTCCGAACCGCAATAGTTACGGCCTAATCGGGTGGCTACGGCGGCCACGGTGCCGCTTCCCATGAACGGGTCATAAACTATGCTGGGTATTGGCTCACCTGCGTTGCAATCGCACGTAGCACGCCAGCCGAGGGTTGTAGATTCCACACCAGCAACCGTATTACCGCAACTATTAACTCCTTCACCCTGATTATGCCTGTCTGTTTTATCGTTTGGCCGCTCGCGTTTAATCTGCCTGCTATCGATTACCCTACACCACGGACTGCCGCACTTCGGACAGCAACCCTTCTGGCTTGTAGCGACCTTGATAATCGGCTCAACTAACTTCTCAGGGAATGTTGCGTAGTGCGCCCGTCCCCACGGCTGCGGATTGATTACCCAGACATCACGGAGATTGCGGTTGCCATATTCAGGTCTATCATATCGACGAGATTGTGCGCCTGCCTGTTTAGCTCCTTCATCCTGACTGCCAAAACAAGAACCACCACCGACTCCACTTCCTTTCTCACGAACGCTGTCCATATCGCAGAAATAGCCCTGCTGCTTAGCAAACTGGAATAGGTACTCATGCCCCTTCGTTGGCCGCCATGAACCTTTGCGAAGGACGTACCCGCCGTTAGGCTCGCACTTGGAACAGCCTGGACAATCCTGATATTGAGCTTGATTTTCTGGACGGTAACATTCATTTTGTAATTGTGGGGCTGATGTAATATTCGCTTGACCACTTTTATATTTCCCGCTTTTTATTTTCACCCTGCACTTTTCCCAACGCCAGCCGTTCACACTTTCCGGCATGACCGAGCCGGAATAACTCTCACAGAACGATAAGCCCTTCGCCCATATAATATCCGAGCGTAAAATCCAGCCATCGCTTTGCAATGCCAACGCCAGCCGCCACGCAAGGCCAAGAAGATTGCCGGAGTCGAGATTAGTTTTTTGAGAATTGACAGTTCCCTTCTTTATGCCTTTAGAAAAGTTATCATTTTCACCACCACTCCCAGCGTATTTATCACCATAGTTCACCCAAAGCGTACCATCGTCCCTAAGCACTCGGCGAAGTTCCCTGAATCCGGCAACTAACTTTTCAATATGCAAATCTGGATTAGGTTCAAGGCCAAGCTGACCATCAACCCCGTAATTCCGCTGACCCCAATATGGCGGTGAAGTTATAATTGTATGCACAAATCCGTCCGGTAGAGTTTTAGCCGCTTCAATCCAGTCTTTATTTATGATTTTATTTACAGGCAATTCCATATTTATCCTATGCTATCGTTCATGTACCTTTCGTAATGTTTGATGTGTTCCTGTAGTGTCTTCTCAAACTCTTCCTTTGAATTGAAGGTGGAAATAATTAGATTGCACCATCCTAACGGCTCTATAACGGCTTTATGTTTGCGGCAAAGCTCGAAGTATTCTGTTATAAACTGCGCCTTACTATCCATAAATTCCTCCCGAATCTGTATATGTTGTAGAAGTCCAGTCACAGTCATAACATACACGAATCACACAAACCCAACCGCTTCTTTGTGCCGGCATAGGTCTTCTTCTTTCAATTACCTTGCCTGTGAGGGTTTCGTATGCAGCCTGGACTTTAAGGAAATCTTCGAGAACACCCCCCTTGTCTGGATGATGCTTGAGAGCAAGATGTCTGTGAGCGGTTTTAATTTCATCCTTGGTAGCGTTACTACTGAGACCGAGAGTTATTAATGCTTCCTGTGTTGTCATAGCCTCTCCTGAACTCTTAAATCTTCCGGCCATTCAGACGTATCATGGTTAACCTTTTCATTGACTTCAATCTGTTTGACAAAGCAAGCCACTCCAGCGGTTCTGCACTGGCCAACTATCGACCTGACCCACTCTAACTTGCATGGCCGCCGCTTCGGTCCTGATTCACAGCCAATAACGACATGGCTAATTTGTCCTGGTTCATAAGGCAAATGTTTTGTTCCCCATAAATGAAATGGGTTTATTTCTTCCAGTAATGGCTCATAACTAATCCATCTTTTCGCCGCTGGTATCTGCAATAGTATCGGGATTCGCTCATCGGCTGCTTTCTGGTTTTCGCAGGTGACACCAAGCCATAGATTTTTGAGAGGCCATTGAGTTTGGTTTAATTCTGAACCGTACACCGCTCTCCAGGCATCCCATAAAGCCATATCTCTTTCACTTTCAATCTCCAAATTTTCAATGCTGTCGGAGTATTCCAACATCCGTTCAGGGCGTTTCGTAAGAAGTAGAAACGAATGTTGTGGATGAAAGGCTACCATCCTCACAACTTTGTCAATCCACTCAAACGGAACAGACTCATGGAATAAATCTCCCATAAACTGAACGCCAATAACAGCAGGTTTTCTCAAGTGCAATGGCGCTTCAAGTTCTCTGAGATTCAGTTCCGGCTTTTCGGGTTTGTTCTTAAAACGCTTATTCATAGCGATTGACCAGCAATTCTGACATCCTGCTGATACAGGAGTACACTTCATTGAGATAGGATTCCAGGTGTGCGTCAAGTATTGGATTTTGGTTCGTTGCATTAGATTCTCCTTAAACTATGCGGCGCCGGTACAGGCCAGCGCCGCATAAAAGTTACTATTACGCCGGCTTGTCCACCGGCAAACCTCGTAATTCCCGCAGGAATGCCTCTATAGATGGAGCCGTCTTTAACATATCAGTATAAATCGGCTTGAGCTTTTCCCAACTGTCCGGGGAAATCCTTTTAAGTTCCTCAATACCATCGACGGTAGTTTGGGCGGCCGCTGTAGCCAAGGCTTCTTTTCTTTCAGCCTCATTCGCCTTTTGCTGAGCCGCTACAATCTTGGGTTTCAATCCCTTCCATATACCCACGGCGCCAGTAATTATACCGCCGACAGCAGGTAAGCCCATCAGAGCCAATATGCCGCCTAAGCCTTCAGCAGCTACCTCGGCACTAATTAGCGTAGGATTGTTCGGGTCAAGAACCCTTCTCGTCCCAACATTCGGATCGCCGTTTATCGGAAGGGTCGCACAACCTGCCAAAATAAACATCATTACTGACACTGTTACAATTACTCTTCTCATTTTGCTTCCTTTCAAGAAACGTGTAATTGGGTCTGGGTAATTTCAATAATAACCCCTGCAAACGATGAATCCCTTTGTGTATCAGGCGCAGGGATAACAAGGAGTGCAGGGGTATCCAATCGGATTGTAAGTGATGACGTTTTATTATTTGCCTGATACATGCGATTAAAATTACACTTCTTTTCGGAATGGTCAATAAAAATATTCATAGAAAATAAAGTATTTTGTTTGACAGACCACATTATTAGTTTTACTTATACTAACATACTTATAAGTAATTGCTTATAATGTTATAAGCTACAGCTAATACTATGAGAGCTACCAATGAACCAGAAATAGATGAAATTGAGACCGAGCCGGAAATTGAGATACCGAAGGAATATGCTTCGAGAGAATCTTTCCTCAGCTCTGTCAGTACCGAGAACAATCCTATTGAGGATATTCGATGGGTATTTCATGCCCTCGGTGCAAAAGGATTGAAGCCGCAAGATGCACCGAGTACCGGGGCATGGAATCTGCTTCAAACACTACAGGGCGATGATATAGCTCTTAAATCTTTTTATACAACCGTTTACCCAAAATTATTACCAACCCGGGCACAACTCGAAAAAGGAGAAAATAATCGTGCTGAGGATGGAAGAAAACAGTTTGACCTCATTGATCAAATCCTACGAGAGCCCGATACAGTTGCCCCTATACTCTCGCATACCGAAAAGCGTGCGAGAAAACTTGCTGTATCGAAAAAATATTCTTGAGGCCGGATACCGTTCGCCGGAAGCGGCTAAAGAATTGTGGATCGCGTGCAAGCGAGACCCGCTGTTCTGGATAAATACCTTCGTCTGGACTTACAATCCCAAGATGATACCCCTATGCACTACCCGCCCGATGATTACTTATGAGTTCCAGGATAACGCAATCTGGAAAACAATATGCTGCATCGTCAATCAACTTGACCTTCATATCGAAAAATCACGTGAAATGACCGCTACATGGAACCTCTTAATGGTTTACCTGTGGTTTGCTCAGTTTCATAAGGGTATGAGTTTCAGGGTATGCAGCAGAAACGCAGACCTTGTTGACAGCACTGAAGACCCGGATGCACTATTCAATAAGATTGATTTCATGCTCCAGAATCAGCCGGACTGGATAATAAATCAAAGCCAGTATAACCGTACAAACATGCACATATTCTTTTATGAGACAGAATCCGGCATTGACGGCTCAAGCACAACAAGCGATGTAAGCAGGGGCGGTCGAACCACTTCGATAGGACTTGACGAGTTCGCGTTTGCACCGGAAAGCTACGCAATGCTCAGGGCTTGCCGTGCTTCATCGAACTGCCGTATTTATAACTCGACACCTAATGGCACAGGAAACGCCTTTTATGACCTGAAAAAAGCGAAAATACAGCATATAAGGCTCCATTGGTCAGAACACCCTGAAAAGAGAAAAGGGATGTATCGCAGTATAGATGGCGAACTTAGAATTATCGATGATGAGTTTAAGGGCAAAGTCGTAGATTCCGAAGGCACTTCTTATAACTTCCCATTCGATTACCCGTTCAGGCTTGACGGTAAGCTGAGAAGCCCGTGGTATGACAGAGAATGCGACAGGGCGGCACACCCGATGGAGATTGCACAGGAACTTGATATTGACTACCTCGGAAGCTCATACCAGTTCTTTGTACCGTCCGTTATAGACAGGATACAGGCAGAGGATGTGCGAGAACCGCTTGTCTGCGGAGAACTTGAATTTGACCCCATAACAGCCAACCCGATAAAATTCGTACCATTTCCCGATGGCAGGATAAGACTGTGGATAAACCTCAGCCCGGAAGGAAACTTCCCGGAAAAACTTGAGTGCGTACTCGGCGGCGATGTATCTGCGGGAACAGGTGCATCGAATTCAGCTCTCTCCGGCGTGAATAAGGAAACAGGGGAAAAGGTTCTTGAATTCGCGGAGCCGACTATAAGCCCGGAAGATTTCGGGATTTACTCAGTTGCAATAGCCAAGTGGATGAATGAAGCCTTTATGATCTGGGACGCATCGGGACCGATGGGAAGAATATTTGGTAACCGCGTCATGGACTTGAAATATACCTACGTATATTGGAAAACGGCGTTAAACAGGATTAACCGCAAGCCGTCCGAGACGCCCGGATTCTTTATGAACCCCGGCGATAAGGCAGAGTCTTTCGGCAGATACCGCAGGGCATTGAAGGAAAGCACGTTCATTCAGCGAAGTTATGAGGCAAACCATGAATGCCTCTTTTATATCCAGGTCGTAGGCGGTAAGGCAATCGAACATGTGAACGCCATAAATAATCAAGACCCGACTGGAGCAAGAGATAATCACGGTGATAGGTGCATCGCGGACGTACTGGCAAATTACGCCCTGTATGTAATGAAGTCGAATGTTATCAATCCTGTCGAGCCGGAGATACCATTAAACTGTTTTGCCGCTCGCAGACTGGCTTACGAAGCCAAGATACGGAAAGAAGAAGAGGTGTGGGTATGATACTTATACCAATAGGAGAGAAACTCATCCGTTCGCGGAATTTCAGAATTAATACTTATCCCACTGTGTCTGACAGATATTATTACACAATGATTAAGAACGCTAAAGGCAGGAAAGAACGTGTTGAGGAACTGCGGAGATATTACCAGGCACAGGAAAAGGCAATGCAAAGGAGTGTAAGATAATGGCTAAACCAAGTCTTAGTGAGATAAAACGTTTGCAGGAAGCCATTAACTGGTCCTTTAAGCAGCTTGAGCCGTTCCGTAAGAACGATAAATACGCTATGGAGCAATATGTAGGCTCGCACTATTCCAATAACGGTGCAAGCAAGAAAGTACCGTTCAGTCTGCTCGAACTTGCAGTATCGACATACACACAGAGATTGTCCGGCGGAAAGCCCAGGGCATTATTTACCACTCCGCACGATTCGTTAATGCCTATGAAATCCAAGCTACAGGCCGCAACAAACAGGCTTCTTGACGAGATTGACTTCGGAGATACGCTGTCCGAGGCTGTTCAGGGCGGCTTCTTTTCACTTGGCATTATAAAGATAGGTCTCGATTCAAACGGTGAGGATTATCGAAACGGCTATTCATATAAGATGACAAGGCCGTTTGCCGCGTCTGTTACGCTCGACAACTGGGTGCATGATATGACTGCAACCAGAAAAGATAAGATGATGTTCTGCGGTGATAGATTGAGCCTGCTTTTAGACGATGCGGCTGATTTATATGAGCATGGCGATAAGCTCAAACCAATGAAGGACACAGAAGGATACGGACAGGGTGCGGATAAACTTAAAGAGCTTAGCCAGGGCGGAGGCGCAAACAGGGAGTATTTTAGAGACCTTGCCGAGGTATGGGAAATCTGGGACGCGGTGGAAGGCAGGATAATTACACTTGCCGCCGGCGAAGCGGAGCCTTGCGATGTTACTGGGGAATATATAGATTGCAGGGATTGGTCGGGACCGGAAAAAGGACCGTACAAGTTTCTCGGTTTCAACCCGGTAAGAGGCAATATCATGCCACTGCCCCCGGTTAGCCTGTGGATTGATATGCACGAGCTTTCTAATAATGTCATGCGGAAACTCGAACGCCAGGCACAAAGACAAAAGACCGTATTCGGAGTTCAGCCAGGCGGGGAATCGGACGGGCTTACTACTTTACAGGCTAATGACGGCGAGATGGTAAAGATTCTCAATCCCAAGGGCATTGCCAATATTTCATATCCGGGCGTTGAACCAGGCCAACTGGCGTTCTTAATCCAGTTAAAAGATATGGCAAGCTGGCTGTGGGGTAATCTTGACGCTCTCGGCGGTCTTAGCCCACAGGCCGATACTCTCGGTCAGGACAGGCTCTTAACGGCATCAGCCTCACAAAGATTAGTTAAGATGCAGAATCAAACCGTGCAGTTCGCACAGGAAGTTATACATGACCTTGCCGAACTACTTTATAACGAACCATCCATAACCATACCCCTAACCAAATCTTATGGCGATATTTCAATACCGAGATACTGGACGCCTAAAGACAGGGAAGTTGACTTCCTGCATTACAATATGACAATCGACCCGTATTCGCTTTCATACCGAAGCCCGTCCGAACGTCTTGAGATTATCAGGCAGACCGTTTTGCAGCTTGTCGCTCCATTTGCTCAACAGATGCAGGCACAGGGCATCGTGGTCAATTATGAAAAGCTGTTTAAGATTGTTGGCGAATATACAGGTCTTGACGAACTGAAGCAAATCTTAACTTATACAAACCCGCGTGGTATGGAAGATGGTCCCGTAAGGGCTTTGCAATCTCCCAATACCACGAGAACAAACGTCAGAGTGAACAGGCCGGGCGCTACATCACGAGGCAAGGATGAGGCTATGGTCGGTCAGTTACTGGGAATGAATCAGCAGACATCGGTAAGCAACCAGGTCGCAAGGCCGGTAGGCTAAGGGAAAGGACAACATGATGGCATTGACAGAACAAGACAGGGATTGGGTACAACTGACAGCAAGAGAGCTTACTTTCGAGGTAACAAAAGAAGTTCTCGCAGAACATATCAAGACCTGCCCTTTGAGCCAGAAACAGATTAACTATAAACATTTAATAATAGGGATTGTAATTGGAGTAACAATCGTTACCGGCAGCGGCGGATTAACACTATTACTCAAGTTTCTTGGAGTGCCAGTATGAGATACGTGTACACCTGTGAATGTGGTAATACGCTTGAAAAAGATATACCTCTAAGCAAATTCAGGCAGAGCACCCCCTGCAATAGTTGCGGCGGTAAGATGTTTATAGATGTTGTCAAGCAGCAAAAGAATGTAAGAAACATTACGAGCAAGAACTGGCCTATGGAAAGTGATGCGCTTGGCGTTCACCCTGAACAGGCTAAGGAGTTCAGTGAATTTTTGAAAAAAAGCGGTGTGCCTACGGAGGTGCTTCCAAACGGCAATCCCGTTTTAACAAGCAGGAAACACCGCAAAGAAGTCTGCGCCGCAACCGGGATGTATGACCGCAACGCCGGATATGGCGATCAGGCACCGCAACATGTTAAACCGAAAATAAGGAGATGTTATGCCGGCTAAATCGAAAAAACAAAGACAGGCTATGGCGATTGCTCTCCATCATCCGAGCAAACTGAATAAGAATAACAAAGGGCTTTTGAAAATGAGCAAGAGCCAACTTGAAGAGTACGCCTCAACTTCCGAAAAACATCTTCCGAACAGGAAGAAACTTAAACGATTGAAAAAATAACCAAATTCAAAGGAGAATCACAGATGGCTAAAGAAACAGACCAAACTCAGGAAACTATTGATACGACCGAAGTAAAGGACGAAGTTCAGGCTGAACAGAAAGATACTAAGCCTGATGAGAACCATGCCAAGGCCGTTAAAACCAGTGAAGATTTCGATAAGAAGCTGGCCGAAGAGGGCGTAGATGATGATTCCTTGCCCGCTCCAAAAGATTCTAAATCGAAGAAAGATAAAGAGTCCGAGACCGAAGATGAAGCCCAAACCGATGATAAAAATTCCGGCAAAGCAGACGATGAGGTCAAAGACGATGAAGTAAAGGATGAACAGACCCAAACCAAAGGCGATGAGCTTAAAGTCAGCGAAAAACTTGCAAAAGAGGCTGTTGACCTGGGCTTGACGCCGGAAGAGGTTGCTGAATTCCAGAGCGATGATGAACTATCCAAAACTCTTGGCATTCTAAAGTCCGTGCTTTCCGATACCGAAGATGAGAAGCCTGTCTCTCAGCAGGAAACTCCACCCGTCAAAAAGGGTAAAGAAACTGAGCCTGAAAGTGTGTTCAAATTCGAGAACGAAGATGATCTCGACCCCGGCCTGCTTGCAGGTATTCGCAAGGGTGAGAAATTCTATCAGGACCAGATTAAGGCGCTGAGTGATAAAGTTGATGCCATGCAGAGTGGTGTTGTGCAGGAAAAGCAAAGAGAGTTTGTAAAACTGTTCGATGGAATGGTCAATGAACTCGGACTTGAATTCGCCGATGTATTCGGCAAGGGTTCGACGGCAGAACTGAGCAAGCGTTCCATGGCGTTCAAGAACCGCGATGCGGTGAGGGCGCACATGTACGCTTATGCAAGGGGATTGTCTGAGGCCGGATTGCCTGTACCTGATGAAAAGTCGCTTTTCAATGTCGCACTTCATAGTCTGCATGGTGAAAAATTGAAAGCAGTTGAAGGTCTGCGGACTTCCAAAAAGGGAGCCGATTACGCAAAAGGCGCTCGAGTAAGCAAGCCCGCGACCAGGAAAGCCGCCGGATTAAATCCGATGCAGAAGGCTATCGAAACAAGCAGAAAGTTTGATGACCTTATAGATACATCGGAATATTAAGCGGTAATAAAGAAAGGATTATAAATTATGCCACTTACAGATGCAGCGATTGCTGATATGCTTACTACTACCCTTCACGATCTGGGCAGGGGAAGATTTTATCAGATCGCACAGGAAATGGCCGAATACTACGTCATGCCCCGTTTGCTTCGCGAAGGTAACGTGCGGATGCAGACGAGCGGTATCGGCATTAAAGAAACACTGATGACGAACATAGGCGGAGAATCCAGGTGGGTAGGTCTTAATGACCAAGATACCTACAACTGGGAAGATATTCTCACTCAGCTCTCCGTTGTTTGGTGCCGCCTCAATGATAACATGATGTGGGAACGCAGGATGCTCCTTGAGAACAGAGGCGAAGACCGCATAAATGATGTTATCAAACCGCAGCGAGTAGCGATGATGCTTCGTATCGCAAAGGCGCTCGAGGCAGGGTTCTTCGGAGCACCGGACGCTTCCGATACCAAAAAGCCATGGGGCTTGAAGTATTGGATCGTCAAGAACGCTACGACCGGCTTTAACGGCGGGCTGCCGAGCGGGTTCTCTACTGTCGGCGGTGTAAACATCACTACCTACCCGACGTTCAAGAACTATACTGCCCAGTACACATCGGTCAGTAAGAGCGACCTTATCAAGAAGATGAGAACCGCTCACAGGGCTACCAACTGGAGAAGTCCTTACAAGACTTCCGAGATGGAGTCCGAGTTCGGGGCAAGACGCCAGATATTCATGAATGAGATTACAATCTCTGCATTCGAGGATATCGGTGAAGCTCAGAATGAGAACCTTGGCCGTGATGTCGCTTCTATGGACGATCAGATATCGTTCAAGAGGCACCCACTTATCTACATCGAATATCTCGATGATGATACCACAGACCCGGTCTATATGACCGATGTCGAAACCATTAAACCGATTGTGCTGAAAGGCGATTACCTGCGTGAGTCAGACGCGCATTCTCTGGTGCCTCTCAAACACAATACCTTTGCTGTCGATGTTGACCTGTCGATTAACTTCGTATGCGTCAACAGACGTGCAAACGCCGTATTCTCAAAGTAAACGTTTGAACGTTTGAAACAGTAAAGCAACTACTTTTTAAGGGAAATAAATATGTCTTACAGAGCAATAGCAAGATTCGGAAATCAGGATCCTGTTTACAAAGAAAAGGTCTGGTTTACCGGATCAACGGCACTCAAGAAAGGTATGGGTGTCTGTTATGACCTTGATTACTATACCGCCAATTCAGGTGAGGCGGTAACAGATAACTGGGGTCGAAGAGGCAATGTCGTGGCTGTGCCGAGTACCAGTAACAACCTCGCGTTTGCCGGTGTTACCACACAGGCTTATACGGCTGTTACAGGCGGACAGGCAATAGAGATTTTCACACCCGGAAGCATCTGTGAAGTTGCGGTCGGTCTGGCAACTGTTATCAACAGTACGAGGCTTACATGCTCCGTCAATAGTGCCGATGCGGGAAGGTTCACATTGCAGGGACTTTCCGGCAGAGGTACGGCGCTGGCCTTGCAGACCAAAGCAAGGGCTACCGGCGGGGATATTACATTCTCGTCTATCGATGGTTCAGCGACCTTCGCAACTGCCACTCTTACAAAAACGGGAGTTGGAACTGCCTGCGGTTACGGCGATGCTACTATCGACCCGACTGAGTTCGTAGTTGTGGTTCTCGGCGGCGCAACTGCTGCTGATGGTGTAACTGCCATAACGACACAGGGCGAATATCCTGTCCTTACCGCACCGACAGCGGATACGATAACTATAGGAACGAATATCGGCACTACAGCCGTGACTTTCTATATTATCAAGAATACATATCCGACTGTTCGGTGTCTGCTTGAAGATGGCGAGGAAAGCGGTTTGCAGGAAGTGCTTACACCAAAGAATGCGGCTGCCATTCAGAGTATGGTTGGCGGAACTACATTCCTTGCAGGCGGATTGACATTAGCAACTGATTCAACCGCCACTCTTGCCGATGGGCTTGTCGAAGGCCAGAAAAAGGCTTTTGCCGGGCTTGGCACACTTACTACCCAGGACTGGCTGCTTACAGTAACGAGCGGCTTAAAAACCGTTGGTACTGCCCTTGCCACTATCGAAATCGATGCGGTAACTGACCAGGCTGTTCTTGAATGGCATGGCAATCTTGGCGGCGGCACGTCCGGATTGTGGAGAATCATAGAAGGAACTGCCACCGAAGCGTAAGTTCCATAACATTGGGTTTGGTTGAGGACGCGGGGCATCGTGTCCTGCGTCCTCTCCAATTAACTTCAATAAAGAAAGGGATTCTGATATGGCTATTCATAACCTGCCAGAAGAACTAATGTCGGCACAGGCAGATTTTCCCACGTCTGGGCGCGCACTATACATCGATACGATAGGCTTCATGCTTGCATGGGGCGTTACCGTACCGGGCGATGGTGCAACCGGATACGGGAAGGGATGTCTGTTCCATCACACAGACGCAGCAACGGATGCAACGCTGCTCTATGTGAACGTGGGAGATAAAACATCATCCAACTTTGACGCTATAGGCGTTGTCGCATAAAGAAAGGCGGATGATAATTATGTCCTTACACCAGTTACAAAATCAGTTTACCTCAGACCAGGCGGTATTTCCTACATCCGGGCGTATATTCTATGTCGAAGAGATAGGATTTCTGCGGGCATGGGGTACCACAAAACCAACGGACGGGACTACAGGCTATGCCAAAAGCTGTCTGTTTACGCACATTGACGCCACTACGGATGCGACCTTGCTTTATGTGAACAAAGGCGATAATACTTCCTGCGAATTTATAGCGCTTAACGAAGCTGGAATATCGTCAAGCTCAAGCTCACATTCTTCATCGAGCCACTCAAGTTCAAGTCATTCGAGCTTGTCTTCAAGCCATTCGAGCTCAAGCCATTCGAGCAGTTCGCATAGTTCGAGCAGTCATTCAAGCAGCAGCCGCTCAAGCAGTCATTCGAGCAGCAGTCACTCATCGAGCAGCCATAGCTCAAGCTCCCATAGTTCAAGCAGCCGCTCAAGCAGCCACTCGTCAAGTAGCCACTCAAGCTCTTCTCATTCATCGAGCAGCCATTCATCGAGTAGCCATAGCTCGTCACATTCGAGCTCCAGCCATTCATCGAGTAGCCACTCCAGTAGAAGTAGCAGCCACTCTTCGAGTAGCCACAGCAGCCACTCGAGCCAGAGCAGTTCAAGTTGAAAGGGTTAATATGTTTTTGACAGGGGGCTTGGAATGTCCAGCCCCCATGTTTTTATCAATCAAACTCGAAAGGTTAATACCATGAATGAAACAGTAGAATCAATATTTACGCAGATGTTCGCACCGGCAGAGATACCGCAGGAAGTGAAAACTCTCTATGAAAAGGTAAGGTTCTATGCCGACAGGATAGACCAGCCGATTATGCGGCCTCTCGACCTTGTTCTTATAGCGGCAATGGCAACGCCTGCCAAAACAGACCTCGAACCGAAACAGGAGAAAGTAATTCCCCCTGCTGTCGATACTTCCGAACCCGAACAAACCGAAGAGGCGACGCAGGCTAAGACGGAAACAGTTGAAACACTTGCGCCGCTTGGTCCTATGGATGTTCCGGCGGTTGTTAAGCCGCCCCAGGAGATAGAGCTTCAAAGATTGACTTACCATGAACTTCGGACTTATTGCAGGGATTCTTTAGGCTGGAATCCGAAGTTTATGACGAAAGCCGATCTGATAAACATGGTTGTTTCAGGTGAATATCTGAAACTCAGGAAGAAGAAATAAAATGGCTGAATCAACGCTTAACATCACGTTCACAGAATTGAGAACTGAAATCGGCAGATTCTTGGGACTCGACCGGAGTTATGCCAACTGGTCAGCCGATGAAATTCTCGATGTAACCGCTTGCATTAAAAGGGGATTGAGGAACTTCTACTTCCCGCCCCGGACTGATAACGCACAAGCCGCCCACAGATGGAACTTCCTTAGACCGAGAAGTACGCTTGTTATCTGGCCGGATGTAGTAGCAGCCGATGCCAAGACAATCAGCACGGCTGTTTACGCCTCTCCCAATACCACAATAACGACAACAACGGCAGCGTTTTACCCGTCTATGGAAGGTAAATCCCTCGTCTGCGCAACAAGCGGCAATTCCTATACGATTGTTTCCTATACATCCTCGACCGTTGTAGTTGTCTCCGGGGATGCACATTTAGAGACTGGAGTTATTACAATCGATTCCAACGATTCGTTCACCCTGCCGTGGGATTTCGGCGGAATGAGCGGCGAAGGAAACTTCGTTTATGACCGTGATAGTAATAAGTTGGAAGTTATTACCGTAACGAGCGAGCAGCAGATACGGAGATTGAGGCAGAATGATATAACAGCGGGAACGCCCTACTGTGCTGCCATTGTTCCAAAGACGATGGCCGGCACTTCAGGGCAGAGATGGGAAGTGATGTTCCATAATCCGCCTGATACAGTGCTTACCCTGCATTACAGGTACTATATCCTGCCGGATGCGCTGGTACTTACCACACTCGAATATCCTTATGGTTCTGCTGCCCACTCCGAAACGATTCTCGAAAGCTGCCTTGCTGTAGCTGAGAGCCGCGAAAAGGAAGGAGGCACGGGTGAGCATCAGGCAAGGTTTGGTGGATTGTTAGTTTCAAGTATAGACCATGATAAGGGTCTTGGTGAGGCGATTATTCATTACGGATATAACGGCGATTACAGCGATGAAACTCATAACATGGTCAATGAGCATGATCTGTTCGATGGGACAGCAACTTTTAACGGAGCCTGAAGATTAGTTTTGAGTTTTGAGTTTTAAGTTTTGAATTTAACTAACAACTAAAGACTAATGACTAAAAACTTCCTGAAAGGATAACTATGGCAAAGCAGATTGAACAGCGAAGCATCGAGTTGGAGCCGCCTCTTGCCGGTGTATCAGAGAACCTGGCCTTTGAACAGAAGCCGCCGTTTACTACGCCCGTATGCATGAACATGAGGCCGTATGACCCGGATCAGGAAAGAGCGCGAATGGGTCAAAGGCCGGGTACTGTAAAGGCTTATACAACGCAGATAGGCGGCGATTATCCTGTGGTAAAGATGACTTCAATATCGAACACGTTTATTCAGCCGGTAGAAGGTGAAGGCGGTGGGGGATTGCCAACGTAAGATGCCTACGCCTGTTTATAAATTCCGAAACGTTCAGAATAATGGTATTTGGCCTGTCGGGGGGACTTATACTTTAGAAGTATGGGTATGGTATCCTGATTTATCCCCAGCACTTCCTCCGTTAGACATCTTAAATGCCATGCGCTACGTTGGCGGATTAGAAATTGGCAACAAAGTTTTACTTCCAGCAGATTATATCTTACCCCCGGAACAACCTCCTTATATTTTTGTAGAGTTAGACGAAACTGGTACTGAGGGTGTTGAGATTGTTGGTTTAGGTGAGGAAGGTGATTATGAAACTGGTTTTTGGCAAGAAGTTCAGGTACATATTTCCGAAGGTACACCTCTTGGCGGTTACAAATTCGTTTATCGAGGGCTTTCAGGTGTAAATGTTGGTGGTTACTGGGTCTGGAGTGTGTATGACTATCAGACTCAATATATTGAAATTGCTTTAGCTGATTCAATACCACCACCCCCAGACCCTATCATTCCCCCTGTGCCTGAAGAAGACCCGGAAGTTGTGAACGATGATTTATTCTGGATTCCCGGACACTGGGACGGTGACGTTTATACACCGCCTACATGGGGAGAAACGCCGGGTAATTACGTAGCGGCGGGCGGCGGTCGATACAACCAGAACCTTGTTGTTGCCGGTCGTAATCTTGTCTATTACGAGGAGTTCTCATAATGGCTATAGATGTAGGGTCAGAAGCAATTATCAGGTCGAATGCAGGATTAAATGCTCAGACTATTATAGATTTAGCTAATCCTGCAAATGCTTCTGGTGCGATTACTTCTGTCGAGATATATCTGGCAACAGGTTGTTCAAACGCTAAAATTGGTACATTTTACAATACAGGGGGGAACAATTATAAATGTAGAGATTCAGCAGATATAGCTTCGATAACGGGCGGGTCAAAACAAACCATAAGTGGATTATCTATAGATGTCCAATCTGGTGACTATATCGGAATGTATCTTCCAGAAGGAGCGATACGCACTTCCCTTTCTGGTGGTTCTGGTGTTATGTATGTATCAGGGGAATATTCCGACGCAAACGATGAAACTACGTATTCATTATATTCTGGTTGGGCTATAAGCCTCTATGGTATAGGCACAGAAATAGCTTCATCTTCAAGCAGTAGTCGCAGCAGTTCATCCCATAGTTCAAGTTCCCATAGTTCGTCTCACAGCAGTTCGTCACACAGTTCCTCAAGCCGTTCGTCAAGCAGCCATTCATCGAGCAGTCATAGCAGTTCAAGCTCGTCGAGGTCGAGTAGCCATAGCTCATCGAGTCACAGTTCAAGCTCACACAGCAGCAGCTCGCAAAGTTCGAGTCACTCAAGCAGCTCACACAGCAGTTCAAGCCACTCCTCTTCGAGCCATAGTTCCTTGAGTAGCTCACATAGTTCATCATCACACAGTAGCAGCTCGCATTCGAGTTCGTCCCATAGTAGTAGCAGTCACAGTTCAGCACCGTCGAGCAGTCATTCATCAAGTTCGCATTCGAGTTCATCGCATAGCAGTTCTTCGCATAGTTCAAGCAGTCGCAGCAGCAGCCATTCAAGTAGTTCACATAGTAGCAGTTCGGGTACAGGTGCATATACTCCGCCTATTGGAATTCCCGCGCCTCCGTTCGGGATTGAAGAAACATACAGGATGTATGATGACCCTGCAAAATGGAATCCTGCTTTAGCAAGTGTCGGTGCATACCACGAAAGCGATTCCGGTGGATACTATACCCATTATATCGACTCAACTGCTCCCGGAGCAACGGATACAGGCCGTCCCTACGGTACTAAAGCTGATCCGAGAAAAACCATACCACTATCTTTGCCTGCAGGAAGTATCTGTGAAGTACATTCAGCTAACGACAATAAAACAGGAATTAATTGGTTGGGAGGTTTAGGCACTGAAGATTATCCTATTTTTTTAAGGGGTCTTGGGGCAAGTGTTACTCAGATTAATAGTTATTTCAAACTTGGAACATATACAAACACAGATTATTTTATACTTGAAGGCATTAAGTTCAAAGGAGGTAGTCTTACAGGCAGGTTATATAATCAATCAACACATGTAAATAACCATATTGCAGTAAGAAACTGTGAGTTTGTTGGAGGTGGTTTACAGGCTAATACAGGTTCAAATCCAAATAGCCAAAACAATATTGTATTTTATAGAAATTCTATACATGACTCCGGTGATTGGATGGCTATTTTTGGAGGGGATGAAGATATTGGAGGTATGCAGGTTGGAACTGATGGTTATGGTTGTACAAGTTATGTATGGTTCTTAGAGAATATATGCTATCATAATCAATATGATGCAATTCAAGTAAGGTCTGGTAATCAAACACCAGATAGTTCTCTCGTTAGTCATCATATCTATATTGGCCGGAATATTGCTTACGAAAATATCCAGCCTGCCTTTTGGACTAAGACGGCAAGGGACGTCGTATTCTCACAGAATATTGCATATAATCATAAGTACGATACTGATTGGGGTTCTGTTAATGCAGGTTTTGGACTTCAGTATGCACCTGTTCGTGTATGGTACTTATTCAATAGAAGTTATGGCAACCATAACGGATTTAGATTCGCTTCTTATGGTGGGCAAGATGGGTACAGAGATGAGATATATTGCATAGGTAATGTTGTTTATGATTGCAATGGTTATTCATATTCATCTAATCCAGATAAGCATGTTACAGAAGATTATGGAACGGGATTCTTACTTAATGCGGCTAAATCTGTAACAGGTCAACCAATATTCATGTTGAATACTATATATAACGTCGCAAGCGGTTTTGGAAATCAATTTGGTAATTCTGAAGCTAATATCTTTAACAATATTATTGCTGCATATAATCAAACTGGAAGTCAGGAATCTGGGCCTGAAGTAGCAGATTACGATGATTATCAACCAGGGCATACAGCAGTGCATTTCGATATATCGGCAACGGCATTGGCATCGTATTTTGATTATAATCTTATAGACGGCAGTGGCGGGATTCAATGGGGACAACCTGACGGAACAATGTATGCAAATCTCGCTGCTTTCATAGCCGGAACTACACAGGGAGACCACTGTGTAGAAGCAGACCCGTTGTTTGTTGACGCTGAAAACCATGATTTTAATTTACAGGCAACAAGTCCGGCTTTGAGTATGTCATTGAGCGAAGATGTTCAGACAGCACTCGACCGCTTCTTTGAATTATACGGGATAGATATAAGTTCTTATGTTGAGGCATTATTTACATCAGGTATTCAGTATGCACCGGATGAAGCAGGAACATCTTCCTCACAAGGCAGTTCAAGTTCACGGTCAAGCAGCCACTCATCATTAAGTTCGCGTTCGAGTTCGCACAGCAGCTCGTCGCATTCATCGAGTTCGCACAGCAGTTCGAGCAGTCATTCGTCATCAGGCAGTTCGAGGTCAAGTAGTCATTCATCATCGAGCCATTCAAGCTCGTCTCATTCGAGTTCTCATTCATCAAGCTCTCATTCGTCCAGCTCCCAGAGCAGCTCGACAAGCCCGCTTGAGCCTGGGAATGTTTCAAACTTTCCTGCTACAAGAGCTGACGATTATGACCCTGACCTTGTATTCGACGAAATTACCGGGACGTGGGTTACGGACGAAGAGCTACTCTTAAAAGGCGGTTCAAGATACAGAACTCAGTTTGTTTGCGTAGGTAAGTCTCTTATCTATTATGAGGAGATAACTTAATTGAATCATATAAGAAACATCCAGAACGATGGTAT